CAGGTGTCCATCACCACCGCCTCTGCGGGTAACGCGACCAACCTCCACATGTTCGCCACTAACTACAACGTTCTGCGCATCCAAAGCGGCATGGGTGGCCTCGCGTTTTCCAACTAAATACTCATACGCAACTTTTGCAAAAAAAATCTTTATATTTAAAAACTTGTACTCGGTTTTTAAATATGAAAGTGCTTAAAGCTAATATGCCATGTGATAGTAAGATGAATAATCCCGAAGAATTTCATCATCATGAACGTATCATTGCAAACCCTGGATTCTATAAAGATACATATTGGGGTTCGCACAGAGGTTATCCTTCTGCCGCTGTATTATCGGCAAGATCTTTGTTTATGGCTGATATGCGATCAACCCGTGTCAAACAAAAAAAAGAATGCGAGTATTTAAGTTCTTATCGATTTAATTTTGGTTTGGACCACATTGAATACTATACCGGAAAAGATAATAAGAAATATCAAGTATGCTCACAACAACCGGGTTGTCTCACATTAACTTCGCAACAGATGGAAAATGAGGGTTGGAAAAAAATTCTTCCAATGTATGAACTGGGACAAGATACGTATGTCAGGATTTATGACAGGGAACGAGAAGAAATACGTAAAAAAATACGCGATCTTTTACCAAAACTTGCTACATATCGAAGACTTTATCATTCATCCGCCACCCAGTTGCCCGTAAATGAATGGACTCGGGGTTATTGGGGACATGCCATGAAACGTAAACTCATAAAGATGGAGTCAAAATTAAACGAATTTGAAAGGGAACTGGGATATGCATACAGCGAAATCGCTTTAGCTCATCTCGTCAACGACCGAATTCGGGAAGAGTATGGTTTGACGGTTACTTGATCAAATCCTTATCCGCCGTGTAATACGTCTTCCCCTTAACGACGAAACTATGCACCCTGGCATAGGCCCACGCCTGTGGAGAAGCGCCCGGTCGGTGCCCGGTTCTCCATGCGGCGAGTCCCCTCTTGTACACCGTCTTCAGCGTTTTCAAAGGAATGCCAGTAGCCTTAGAAATGTTTGGAAGGGATTTGACCCCCGGGTATCTCTTCCTAAACTTTTGGGTGTAGGAGGAAGTTTTTGTCGATCGTCCCTTGTCCGTCTTGAATCGTCGGTAATTCCTGCGAAGCATCTTTTTGTATCGCGTCTCAACTTCGCCGAGTGTGAGGAGTCCCCTGAAATATTTGAGCGGAGCGTAAATCTTCCCCTTAGTTTGACGCAAGGTTGAGACCTTACGGCGGATTTGGGCATCGGCGAGGGGCATCCTTAGTGTTTACTCACATTTTTATTGTTACGTACGACACGGCGAGGACGAACAGACTGAAAAACGCATCACTTGGACTCCATTGGTATCCCTTGTCGAAGTCACCCAGTGTGTATTTAGTCATCAGAACAACGATCACGGGGATGATTAGTTCTTTCCTGAAATTAGACTGATTAGGTATCTGTTTTAGAATGTACGTCAACGTCGCCGCGAACAGGGCGTGTCCTAGCATTTCTACTTTTTGTTGAGATATTTAATCGCAACTTCGATGGAAGGGTAGATCAGTTTCCCAAATCGGACCCGGCCCGTCCGTGGGTTGTACCACCCCTGGTGTTCTTTGAACACCGCCCTGTGGACGTCGTCCATATTAGAAGGGAACATTAAAAATTACACATGAGCCTCCAGATTATATGCGGCAACATGTTTAGTGGAAAAACTTCGGAACTGATACGGCGTCTAAAACGTCACAAGGCTATCGGTGATAAGGTGCTGGTGTTAAACTCCGCGAAAGATACCCGTTCGTCCGAGCAAGTCTTGAAAACGCACGACAACGTGACGTTCAACTGTGTGAAGACATGGGATCTTTTCGACGTCTTACACATGTCGGATTTCGACAACGCTGACATAGTTGCCATAGACGAGGCTCAATTTTTTCCTCGGCTCAAAAAGTTTGTCGAGTGCGCACTGTACGTGAACAAAAAGATCATTCTTTCCGGGCTCGACGCGGACTCGTCACAGAAAAAGTTCGGTGAGATCATAGACTGCATCCCACTGGCGTGTGAAGTTACCAAACTCACGGCACTCTGCTCGCGCTGTAAAAACGGGGCACCAGGACCTTTTACAAAACGCATCGTTGAAGACAGGACCGTGGAGCTGATCGGCGGAAGTGATAAGTACGCACCGGTCTGCAGACATCACCTCACCTCCTATGGACATCTAGTATGAGGACGACTCTCTTTCCGGTACTGGTCTTCACCAGCTCGTGATACCTGCTATGATCGAACAAAAATTCCTGACCCTCCTCGTGCGAGTGCTGCCCCTTTTCCGTGTAAAGAATGCATTTGCCACCCCCTTCGATGGTGATATGATACCTCAGGAGTCGGTTCGACTCGGCCCTGTGTGCGCTCAGGGACATCGGACCTTCACTGACCGCATATGCGGCTACTGTCGTGTCCACACAAGGTATTTGCTTCAGGAGACTGTTCAACAAGGGAAAATCTTGCACTCTATAGTAATAGTAGTTGTAGTTCTTATCGAACCACGGGCTGAGGTCGTGATAGAATCTCTTCTCGAGTGTCGGATGTAACCGTTGGAATTCTTCTCTGATTTTTTCAAAGTGGAATCGGATCAGCGCCAGCCCGGGATAATCGGACACCCTGCACTGACTAAACACGTGGATGATGTCCCTGATGCTGTTTCGAATTCCGTGTATGGGTCGTCGGTAGTTCTGAAAATAAAGTGTGTCGATGGGCGACTTGCAGTAGTCCCACAGAACCATCAGGGTAGGAACCGCCAGGGCGGTTCTCCACATTTTTTTCTATCATGATAATAACAAAAAGAAATGCCCGGTTACACGACCGAACCCCTCGAACCCGAACCCACCGAGGAGAAGAAGGAGGTCAAGACTCGCTTCGCCATGCCCACGAAGCTTACTATCGTGCAGATGGTCCTGCTCGCCATCCTCGTCATCCACGCGTGGACCTCTCGTAAGGTCAAGGGTGTCGTGGTGAGCACCATCGCGCTTGCCATCGCTTTACTGCACATGTATGATCACATGTACCGCTTAAAGCGCGGCGACGAGCACCTCTTCTTCCTCCCCAAGAAGGAGGCGTACGGCTGCAAGTCCTGCATGTGATGTGAAAAATATATCATGGCGTATTACAAGAAGTGATGCGCGTCAAGATCATCAAAAGCCCTAATCGGTTAAAAAAATACAGGGCGATATTAGACGACTTCAGGATTGTTGATTTTGGTGCCGCTGGATACAGCAACTACACCAAACACAAGAATCCTTCACGCATGCGGGCCTATGTAAGACGACACGGTGGGTACATATCCGAATCGTTGGCGCGAGAAAGTGACCGCAGTAAGATACAGAGCAGGATGCTCAATGTCAGTAGAAGTAATAAGGAAAACTGGACAGCTGACGGTGTGGGAACCCCGGGGTTTTGGGCGAGATGGTATCTGTGGAGTTATCCATCGTTCCCACAGGTCCACAAGTTTATGAAGAGAAGGTTCGGAATCATTGTTTCTCACCGATGATGTCGTTTACCAAAACTTCTGGATCCTGCTCCATCATATCACGTAAATTTTCACACGATTCCTTCATTTCCATCAGGGCGATGTCTATGCTCGTGAACGGTAAACAATTCTTTCGCTCTTCATCCTGGCTCTGCCACGTGCACAACCGTCGCACATTATCCGGAGTAAGCTTTTTGTAGTTACTCTTAGTCTCTTCACTGGGTTTCATCAAATCGTCCAGGTACGATTTCCATTTCTGAAAGCCACTGAATGTGAGGATGCTTTCGTTTCCTGATTTCTCGTAATGTTTCATGCCCGTTTTGATTTCCGCTCGAACCTCTTCGTTTGTCAACTCGTTATATAAATTACAAAGTTCCGGTGACTTTTCCCCGAGGTTCTGAAATGCGTCCAACATGGCGTTCTTAACCGTCAGATCTCCCGGGAGTTCTTCTGCCATTGGCAGTTCGGCACTCATAAGACGCAGTTCGTTCGCCAGGTCTATGAACCGCCTCATTTTCTTCGCTCTGATGACCTTCTCAAAGTGTGGCGAAGTTCCCGGTATCAAACCGGCTACGAATCCCCCGGCGGCGGAACTCGATAGGCACGAGCAACAGCACATCAGGAGGATTATGCTCGCCATTTGATACTAGTCTATATTTTTTTATCAGATGATAATAAAGATGGAAGTTCTCACTCTTCCCATGACCATGATAAATGTTGTCTCGGGTTTGTCCGCTGGTATTCCGGTCATCGGTGACATAACCCCGCAAGAAGGCCCTTTGAGCGATAAAGAGTTTGGTAGTTACATCGCGAGTGTTTTGTGCCTCACCATTATGATGTATTTCATTATCAAGATGCCATTCAAGACGCCCCCCATGATGCTCGCATGCTGCTGCTTCCTTTCCTCGTGTAGCGGTTCGACGGGTCGTGTCATCGACGAGTCCAAACGCCGTATCTCACCGGAAGCCGTCTAAATGAAGTTATTGACACGGTACATATTTACGTTGAAAGAACCTTTTCCCATGACGTCGACAGATTCGGACCCGTGTAGCTCTTG